CATTTGTGATATCGGTTAAGAAGTAAGTGCCGCAAGGATCCGCATCATCCCAATCAATTTCATAGAGCCAAGTTTGAGAACCGCAATCGCTGTTGACTGTGATGCGAATTTCGGCAGTTTCAATGGACTTCAAAAGCGCAAAGGTTGTACCTGTGGCGAAGCCAGACCCTGTGTCGTATTCATTCAGTATTGAGTTCACGCCTTTTCCGGTTCGGCCTTCTGTGCTAAAGGTGAACCTCACACCATCCCCTCCGATGACTGGCTCAAGAGCGCAGCCTGTGATTTCCAACTTGTGGTGTATCTCATCGCAGATTGAATCCAAGTTCATCACCTCGCTATAATAGTCAACTCCATTGACGGTCAGAATCAAGTAATAGTTGCCGCAGTCAAAGTCTTCCTCCCATATCACGTCACCGTTGTATGTGATAAACTGCGGCCCGGTCTCGGTTGTGCAATGCTTGGTGAGATATTCAGATGGCAAAGCAACAACTGTGTCCGGTTCGCAAAGGTTGACGTATGACCAGCTGTAAGTGGCGATGGGTATTTGGCTAATGAACTGAAAAGGCAGGAAGGCATACCGAGGGCATGGCAGGCCGAACTGGGAACTGATATCTTCCCTGCGCCCGATTTGGTTCTCAAGCTTCTCGAAGAATGGGAGGATGTTGCCTGTGTTTAACTGATATATCATGAGTGCATAAGTTCGACTGTGATTGCTTCGGTCTTTGTGGAGTATTGCGCTGTCTTAATCTTCCCCCAACCGTATTGGCTCTGCATCAATTCATCAACGTTAAAACTTAAAAGTTCGTTGCAGCACATCTTGAAAGTGATTGGCGTTTGGGCTTTGGCTCTGACGGTTGTCTCAAATGTTGTGTCCACTTGATTCATTTCGCCTTCAAGAAATACTCGGTCGTGCCTCCAATAGTTTTCATGTAAGTTAGGGAAAGATAGATGACCGTTGAACTGAGGGCCGAGCACATCAAAAGGAGCTTGAATAGTCTCCTTCACTATGTAATAAAGTGAATTATACTCGGCAACATTGGCTAAGAAAAAGCCATCATCGTCGACATCGTCAGGGAAGTCAAGGCAGAAGTTGAGGTCTGTGTTTATGAGGGTAGCCTGGTACTGCTTGGCTCTTGTCTCAGGGTCAACACAGAACGAGTTGTAAAGAATGTCAAATCCGTTAAAGCTTGGGCTGACTCGTTCCATCCATTCGAATTTCTCGACATTGGTGAAAAGACTATCATCATATGAATACCTGCGAGTTCCTTCAAGATATTCTAACTTCGAGACAGTCAAGTCAAGGCCGTTTGATTCCGTGAAGTAGCTGACGTGCTCAATCCTTAGCGTGGTTCCGTCAATAGCCATTCGGACATTGAATATATCTCTGAGGTTCTGATATAAGTCATCAAAAGAGATGCGGAGCTTGGTGGCATTGTTGTTTGCTCCGAAGCGCTTGATATCTGACTTTTGCCAGATGGCCAGCTTGTCAAGTTTAGCTATTGCGGTGGTGTATACGGTATTGGATGGATTGGTCGCATCTGGGTTGATGGAAAAGAAGTTTGAGACAACTGTCAAGTCTGAACACAACTCAACCACCTTCTCAATTACATCAGAAAGAAAGCGACCGTTGTCTGCTTCAAATAGGGCATTACCTTTGACCTCATACTCAAGGTCATACGAGCCGGAGGTAATCACCTCGGACACGAAGCTCAAGTCTATCTCCCGGACCCAATCAGAGCCTTCGGATATCCAACCATCACCAGGAGGCTGAGTGCCGCCTGTGACTTTCTCCCGAACAAAGTACCAACCCTCCTGCCATTCGACTCCGACCAAGTTGGCCGTGTAGTTGATAAGATTCCAAGCAGATCCAGTCAGCGCTGGCGGAATGTACAACTCACCGAGACGTGTGGTATTTGATTCTGCAAATGGGCCGACCTGTTCAATCTCTCCGATGAAATTCTTGACTGTTACCTCGGGAGTGACGCCATTGAACTCGACAACTTCATCCTTGTTGGCAATCAGACACGTATACTCGTCATTGGTTGTAACCGGAATGGTAACCGTGCAGTTATCCTCGTCCCATTGGGCCTTGGTCATGACTAAAAGACCAGTCAGCAGAGTTGTAGCCGGATTCGTGCAGGTGCTTTTGATTTCAATCGTAATCTCATCACATCTGTCGGATCCATCTTCGATTGCTTTGAGATAGTCGTAGTCGGTGATGGATCGCTTTGAGTTGTTGACAAACACCAAGCCATTGGCCACCGATTGCCGGTAATACTCCTCCTCATCTTGCAGCTGCCATTGAATCTCCAAGTCATCAACGGCCGGAAAGACTTGAGTGGTCACCGAGTTGACAGTTACAAAGAATTGATATTTATCGTTGACGTTCATCCTTCCAGTTTTTCGATGCGTCGCTGAATGTAGGAGCGCGCCTTTTTCAAGTCCTCAAGTTCGGTCTCCGCGTTCTTCTTTCCTGCTCTGGCAATGTACTTCAAAACGTTAAAAAGGTACGCATCCTTGTCAAGCCCCCAAGCTTCGGCCACATCCCAGACCTCAAAGTCTTGGGCTAAGTAATAGGCAGGGCATGGGTCAACTCTCTGTGTCATGCTTCAACGGTTTGGTTTTGGTCTGCTTCCACATTCCGACCAAATCGGGCTGCAAGTTCGTCACTTATCCAATCAAGCGAGTGCCGGCAGTTGTAGCCGCCCAGGTCGGTGGATGGGTTGTATCTGCTTGGCTTACCATCGAAGTCCTCCTCTCGCCAGCGCTCAATTTCAGCGCGTGTAAATACTTTGTTTACCCTCTCGCTGCAAAATGATCGAGTCGTGTTTTTGATGGTTCCCGAATAGATGGCGTAATTCAGCTCTAATTGGTCGGCATACTCTTTGGCAATCGCTCTGTCATATTGCTGAAAGATATCAAATGTGGCTCTGTAAAAATGCCGATCAGTTAACCCGAGGCCATTGATATCAGAGGTGAAGAGGTCTGCAAACTGCTTGCGGAAATCCCTGAGCCCTGTCCGGTTGCCGAGCGCCCTATTGAGTTCTGCGCCTACCTGCTGGGCTACGTTTGTATTTGTGGAAATATCATCAAGATAGCCGCCCTTGATGAGTGTGCCATCTTTCAGATTGTAACCGAGGCGGAGCATTATATTTTCGCGAGCCGTAACATCGACAACATCAATCGGCTGAGCCACAAAAGATTTGAAATAAAGGCGATTGAGGTCTGTAAGGGCATTGACTTGTCGAGCTATCCATCGGGCAATGACTGAACCCTCTTCAGTTAGAGCTGCGTCAACTATTTTTCTGACTTGAGTTATTTTTGAAATATTCTCCACATTAAAGACCAGCCTTGACTGACTTGTCTCAAACTCATCCAACAAGGGCCGAATAAGCTTGTATGTGCGAGTCTGAGCAGAGCGCGACTTCCTCATCAGAATCTGCTGCAATCGTGCGGCAAATGACCGCTTTGCTCTCCCATATTCGCTACGACTCTTCATCTACCCTCCGGCTTTAGGATGTAATCACAATGAAAGCCCTTCGCCGTGCTGCTCGTATTCGGTGTGTCCATCAGATTCCAAATTCGAAATGGTGGCTCATCAAAGTATTCTTCCATCTCTCCGCGCGGCTTAAGAAAGCGCCAACAATGCAGTTTGTAAGGGCATCCGCGACCGTCGCATACTTTGATATCATCATGCTTCTCTTCTTTCATTTAATCTTCTTTTCAATTTCGCGGATGGCTTCATAGTGCGCCTTTGCAACTTCCATTCTAAATTCATCGGTCATCATCATCTCGAAATCGGCACCATTGAAGAAGCCGTTTTCGGTGAGGATGGCAGGACAGTTTGCGTTGCGCAGCACATAGATCCACCGCCCATCTTTGACACCCCGATTTCTCAGCTTTGTGCGTCTGACCAAGTGCTTCTGAAATATCTCGGCAATCTCTTCGCCTTTTTCATTTGCAAAGGTCTCGACTCCTGTGAACTGGTCATTGAACTGATTGCCCGGGCCAGCGTTGCCGTGAATGCTGACAAATATCACATCATCAAGCACATCGGTCAGGCCTTTGGTGTATCCAGCTCTGAATTGAACATCATCGGCATGGTTGCGCGGCTGTGTGATGGTGACCGAATGGCGGATGCTGTGCGCTGTGAGTAGTTCAGACAATCGGCCTGCTACCTCTTGATTGAACTCGTATTCAAGAAGTTGGCGGCCATCTTCGGTCATTGGTGAGCGCTTGCCGTGCGTCATTTCACCGTGACCTGGGTCGATAATATAGTGGAATCTACTCATTTTAGAACGGGAATCGGTCAACAAGTATCTGCTTGATTGCCTGAGTGAGATCATTGCCGCTTTCATCAAACGCCTCCTCAATACCGTAGCGCTCGCAATCTTCAATAATTTCCAGAAGAGTTTCTGCATTTTTGGTGACTCTGTTTTGGTTTTCGTCTATGTAGGTGTAGGTGTACATGCTATTCAATTATTTCGTCATCAACTCCTTCCTCTGCTGGTATCGCGTTCAGCTCCGCCATGGCTCCGGCCAAGTTATTCATGTACCGAACCTCGCGAGCTTTGGCCTCAGCTTTGTCAAGTACGATTTGCTTTTGGACTGCGTAAGGGAAAAGGTAAAAGTCTGGACTCTCAGCCTCAATCTCCGTAAAGATCTGCTCAAATCCCTCGTAAAGCACTTTGTCAGGGTCATCATCGGCCCGGCTTGAAAGGATGATGGCAATCTCTTCGACTGACTTGCCTCTAAACGGAATGAACTTGCGCTTGGCAGATATCCTTCTCATCATCTCAGGCGTGTTGGCATATTGCTTTTCAAGTATGCGTCGCTCAATCTCGTCTTGAACTTCGAAGGAAGCGCCCGAATCTTTGGCGGCTTGGAGCATGACAAGGAGGTCTGCAATGCTTTCGAACTTGAAATCATATGGGAACTTGTGGTCAACTGTCAGACCTTCACGCACTTCAAGGTACTCAGCAATGTGGCGGATGCCTGCTCGGTAAAGCTCTGAGACCTTGTGCGCGAATGGTGTGAGCTTGTCGTAGACCTTTTCCCATTCAATCATTACCTCGGTGGCTGTCCGCGCTCCGGCTGATGGGGCTGTGAATACTTCAGTACCGAAGACCGCGAGGCTGATGCGCTTGAGCAGTATTTCCAGCTGCTCTGCCTGCCATTTGGGAAGCCACTCGGGAAGTTCGACGTAGTGCGCGACATCTTCGAGAGGTATCCACTCATCCTTTGATGCTGGCCACTTGACCAGGATGACATCCTGAGTGGTCTTGTGAATCTCGACCCCTGTGCCTTTGCAGCTCGGGCAAGGTTGCCCGGCAATGTAGCCAGACTGACAATGGCCGTACTCGTTTTCGAAATCGCAAGGTGGCGCGTACTGAATCTTCTGAAGGAATGTGTGCAAGGCCTTTGTCAGGTCGAACTCAGACTTGAGATTGATCAGGTCATGGA